CAGTTCTTCCTTTGCCTTTAAAATAGTATTAAATCTCAGAAGAGTAATGAATGGCCATGCTTGATGTTCTTGCATATAAGCACTGATGTTTTCTGGAAGATCTTTCATCTCTCCATCAGTAAACACAAAGTAATGTTTCTTATGATCAGTGACTAAATTCTTTTCGCAACTCTCATACCAAGATGGCAAAAAGTTTAGATACTTATCGGTGCCAATAAAAATAACTGCTAAGGTTGATAATTTCATTTTTTAGCAAGAAAAACATTTTGGATTCTATCAGGAGATCCAGAAAAAATTACTTTATGATTTGGCAAAAAATCATCTACAAATGGTTTCCAACCAATTTCCAAATCATCATGAAATTCTATTTCAATAAATGGAATCTCATGAATGTTTTTTGAATAGTGAATTACATTTTTTTCTGCACCTTCAATGTCAATTTTAATGAAATCTACTATTGGAAACTCCTCTAGAGTAACCGTTTTTACTTTATTTGTTGTATTGTTAGAATGTTGAAAACTCCAACCACCAACATTACTATCACACTGACCAAGACTGATGTATTCTTCACCATAAAATAATGCATTATTAACAACATCTACTGTACCATCGCCATTCAATCTACTACAAATAAAATCATAATTCTCTTCTACTGCTTCAATGATAATTGCTTTTTCTAAAGATGTGACTTTTTCTAACAAAATTTTTGTCACTTCCCCAGTACATCCCCCAGCATCAATCATTGTTTTTATGTTTTTTTTGTTGAGAAAATCAACAACTTTTATAAAATAATCAACAGTATTCCACTCATTCTGGGTGTAATAAACGTGCTCATTTAAACTACTTGGCATTTTAATTCTCCTTTAATTTTATCAAATTACTATCCAATTATCACAATAAAGGTCTTTAGTATCGTGAAAAGAATATGCTGGTCCAAACCAACGACTTGGTGCGATCACTTTTTTATTTTGGTTATTAATTAACCAAGCACCCCACCAACTCATAGAACTATTTGCAATTATAGCATGGTCGCAAAGAGACATCAAGCATAGATCAATGTAAGGAACTAGTGCTCCATCATCATACTTATCTTCTGGTTCTGAGAACATGAACCGTTCTGGTTTGAAAAACTCTTGCTCCTTACACCAATCAATAGAATCTGAGAAAACAAGAATTGGCATCTCATCTGGAAGATGCTTAATTGCCTGCTCATAGTACTCTAGAGGTTGAACTGGATGCTGATCAGAACAGTTTACATATGCCCACTTAAATCCCCGTTTATCTGTAAGGTTAGGATCTCCTCTACGAACGTGCAGAAATGCCACTTCCTGCCCCTGGAACTGACTCATAAACTCTTGGCAGGGGTCTAACCACTCTTTCTTAAAATGATAGTCTTCTCGGACCTCTTGCTCAACATGTTTGAAATACTTTTCGCTCTGAAAAAATCCAGCAATGTTTGAACCATCTGAACAATTTTCAAAGAGATCTTCATCGAAATGAAAATGACCTTCTTGTGCTGGAATAAAATTATAGCAGAACTTAATTGCATCCACATTTTTCATTTCAAAGGCATCAAGCAATCCATAATTATCAATTTGAATTTCAGGATTCTTGGGAGGAATACAATACTGGTATCCATGATGCCTAGCAATTCCTTTAATTGCTGCATGTTGAAACATCTGATTTCCCAGACGACCCATTGTTCCTAGTGCATCAAACCCAATCATTTTTCATTACCTCAAATACTTTTGCAATACCTTTGTCAATTGTTGTTTTTGGTTGCCACCATTTTGTTATGAAGGTGTCAGGTCTATTTCTTTTATCCATCTGAACAGAATCTTGTTCTTTTGATGGTAAGATTTTTACATCATAATTACCGATCAAATTAAATTGACCAACAATCATAGAAGCAATGTCTTTAATTTTTGTAGGATGAAAACTAGTGATGTGAAGATTATCTTCCGATCCAAATTCTTGATAATTCATCATCAACATTTCAAGTGCTTCACAACAATCTTCTGCATAAAGAAATTCTCTTTCTTCTTCACCATCAGTAAGCATGTCAATTATACCAGTTTCAAATCCTTTGCGAATGAAGTCTGTGATAACGTGTGCTTTCTCATGATCTTTTTCAATACCATAAACATTCCAAAACTTAACAATCAAACCATTAAGAGATTTGGTATAAAGTTCTCCAACATTTTTTAAGACACCATAAGGAGAGTAACTCATGTTACTCATTTGACTACTCGCAAACACAAACGGAATGTTGAATTGTTTTATGTACTGAAATCCATTTGCCATCAAACGAGTGTTGTTATTGATGAAATTATAAGTATGCTGATACTTTTTCAGATACCTAGATCCACCAACATCAAATGCAAGAAAGAAACAGAAATCAGTATCAGACATCGCATCATGCAAATTAACATTAGGAATACGTGTCATGTCCTGATAGTCAGCATTAACAACATCAAATTCCTGAACGATGTGTCCTTTTGAACGAAGATAATCAGTCAGATACGCGCCAATCTGACCACTGGAACCAAGAATAGTTACTTTCATTTTTTAATTTGTGTGTCAATCCAAGAATAAGTTTTAGAGATACCTTCCTCTAGAGTTTGTTCATAATCCCATCCAAGTTTAGCACGAATCAAATCATTATTTGAATTACGACCACGAACTCCAAGAGGACCAGGAATGTGATCTTTCTCAACAGACTTGTTCGCAATCTTTGCCACAATTTCTACAAGTTGATTGATACTTACCATTTCCTCCGAACCAATGTTCACTGGTCCAATGAAATCCGAATCCATCATACGACGTGTTGCTTCAATACATTCATCAACATAAAGAAACGAACGAGTCTGTTTTCCATCTCCCCAGACTTCTATCGTTCCTCCTTCACTAGGAAGTTCTGCTACTTTGCGACAAATAGCTGCAGGTGCTTTTTCCCTACCACCAGTCCAAGTTCCTTCTGGTCCAAAAATATTGTGGTATCTAGCGACACGTACAGGAATACCATAGTTGCGATTATAAGCAAAATACAGACGTTCCGAAAACAATTTCTCCCATCCGTATTCTGAATCTGGATTTGCTGGGTATGCGTCATCTTCCTTCAGACCTGGATTTTGAGTATTCATTTGAATTTCTTCTGGATACATACATGCAGATCCAGAATAGAAAATCTTGGTCAGATTGCAACCAAGTCTTTCATTTAATTTATGCTGATACTCTAATACATTAAGATTAATGACTGCAGAATTGTGAAGAATGTCTGCATCGTTCTCACCAGTGAAAACAAATCCTGCACCACCCATGTCAGCAGCAAACTGGTAGATCTCATCAAAAGGAAGGTAGTGCCTATAAGGAATTTCTTTGTAGAAATTTCCCAAATTTCCTTTAAAAATCAGAACTCTTTCTACAAAATTTTGATCACGAAGATCGCCAAGAATAAATTCATCTGCTTCTGTTTGAGAAAATTCTGGATACTTTAAATCTACACCACGAACCCAGTATCCTTCGCTCTTCAATCTTTTTACCATGTGACTTCCAATGAAGCCACCTGCTCCTAGAACCAATGCTGTTCTCATTTGAATAATTAATTTTCACTAATCATATTTATTCTACTAGATTAGCATTGATTTGACAAGCGGACAATCGGATTCGAACCGACGACATCTAACTTGGAAGGATAGCGTTCTACCACTGAACTATGTCCGCAAAAAGGGAATACTCCCCTAGACTGGATGATAAAAGAGATGCTTCTCTTTATACTCATTCACAACTTCCTCTATGTATTCTATCATAGAATCATTGATAATGGGAGCACATCCAACAAAGAAAACATTATCTAAAACTTTAGAAGCATTAGGATAATTACTTGCATCTTCTAGATGTTTGTATGCAGGGTGCATTAAAATGTTCCCAGCAAAATAATTTCTTGTTTGAATTTTATGATTCTCAAGAAACTTAACCAAAGTTGCCTTATCATAATCAGCAACGATTGGAACACCAAACCAACTAGTCTCTGCCTCTTGCCTTTCATTAATCACTCTAACATTAGGAATAGATTCAAAAATCTTTTGAATCTTTTCTTTATTTGCTCTACGTTTTTGATGAACATCTTCAAATTTTTGAAGTTGAACAGAACCAATTGCTCCTTGAAGATCTGCTGGTTTCAGGTTATAACCAATTTGCCCAAACACATACTTGTGATCAACAACTTTATCATAACCTTCCAACCATGTATCAAATCTTTTACCACACACTCCACACTCTAACAGATTTTGTGGACCAACGCAATAACAATCACGACCCCACCAAGCAAAACTACGAGCAATGTCTACAATCTCTTTGATGTTTGAAGACACCATTCCACCTTCAATCGTGGTGATGTGATGTGCAGGATAGAATGAACATGATGCTGCGACTGCATGTTGTGTTAAGTATTTCCCTTTCCATTTACTCCCAAGACTGTCACAATTATCAGCAATAAGTTTAATATCGTGGCGATTACAAAGATCAATGATAGCATCGTAATCGTAAGGGTTCCCAAGAACTGGTGAAGAAAATACAGCACGGGTCTTATTGGTAATTTTTTGTTCAATTTGATTTATGTCCCAATTGAGATCACTATAATCAATGTCAACAAATACTGGTTTTAGATTGTTTTGAATAATAGGATTAATTGTAGTTGGAAATCCACAGACACAAACAATGATTTCATCATCATCTTGCCAACCAAAGTATTTCTTCAGTGCAGCAATCATGACAAGATTAGCAGAACTACCAGAGTTCACCATTAAAGAATGTTCGAAACCAAACTTCTTAGAGAACTGGCGTTCAAATTTATTAACCTCATCACCTGCTGGCAACCATTTACCAGTTAGAAGAGTAGTAATTGCTGCAGTAACTTCTTGCTCATCCCAATAGGGTCCAGAATAGTAAACAGAATTTCCTTTTTTCCAATTATTATTAGTTAAGTAAGGAAAAAGATTTTCGTTATCATTCTGAAGATTTAAAATAAATTCAGAAACTTTTTGATTTACAGACATAGATCTTTAATAATAAATTCTAAAGAAAGTTTTTGTTCAAACCCAAGAGACTTTAATTTTTTAGTATCCATCCAAAAGTTTTTAGTTTGAACTGTATTATGAAACTCTGGTGGTTCAATGTAATTAATTTTTGATTGCGACTTTAGATAGTGTTTTGCAAGAGAAATAATTTCTCCCATTGTAGTTGGTTTTCCAGATCCTACATTATAGATCTGATTGTATTCACCCTTGTCGCAAATAAGTTTAATTGCTCCACATACATCTTGAACATGCATCACATCTCTACAATTGCTTCCTTGATCATAAACAGAGATGTCATGATTAAGTTTAAGTTCATTAATCATCCAAGTAATTGCATTTTTTTTCTTGGATGCTTTCTGATCTCCAGATCCAAGAACATTGCACAATCTCATAATACGATACTTGACATTGTATGTAGTACAGAATGAAATCAGTAAATCTTCTGCACATTTTTTAGTGATGGAATAGAATCCTGTTGGATTGCAAATACTATCTTCATGAGCAGGAAGATAGGGAGTTTTACCATAAACAAACCAAGAACTAATGAAGTTAAAAACTATGTCTTCTGATCTACAATAATCTAAAACCTCACACAAAACACCCAAGTTGGTGTTTACATCTAATGTGATGTTATCATGTACATTATAATTATCTACTGTGGAAATGAAATATAAAATTTGATTTGTTTTTGGTTTCCGTTCGTCTCTTTGCATTTCAACAAAGTTAGAATAAATTCGTTTGAAATTTCCTCCAACAAATCCACTACCACCATAAAGAGATAAAGTCATAACTTGATTCTATTCACATACCATTTTACAGTATCTTCCAATCCTTTGTCAAATTTTACTTCAGGAACCCATCCAATTTTATTTGTTAGTTTTGAATGATCCATTCCATATCTTTTATCCTGTCCAGGACGTTCATCAGATGTTTCTATCAAACTATATGGTTTATCCAAAATGTCAAGAATTTTTTTAGTTACATTAATGTTTTTAAGTTCACAAGAACCACCAACATTAAAACGATCATTCAATACGTTTTGTTCTTCCAACATCCAAATAGCATTGGCATGATCCATCACATGCAACCAATCACGAATTTGTTCCCCACCACCATACATGTAAGTGACTTTATCATTCAAAGAATTTATGACTACTTTGGGAATAAGTTTTTCAATGTGTTGATGTGGACCATAGTTATTTGAACAATTTGTAATCAGATAAGGAAGACCATAGGTATTATGCCATGTCCTCACATAATGATCTGATGCTGCTTTGCTTGCAGAATAAGGATTTTTTGGATCATAAGGAGTATTTTCAGTAAAGACATTCTCATCATCGTACTCCAATGATCCATAAACTTCATCAGTAGAAATGTGATGAAATTTTTCAACATCAATTGCCAAACTAGAATTTAAAAGATTAATAGTTCCAACTACATTAGATTCTAAGAATGGTCTATAATTTTTAATAGAATTATCTACGTGACTTTCTGCTGCAAAGTGAAATACTTTATTTGGTTTATACTTTTTAAACAAATAATCTACATGATTTTCATTTGTAATGTCACACCAAACAAACTCAAACTTAGATTCATTGGGGATGTAATCTAATTCAGCAGCATAAGTCAGATTATCAATCACGATAATTTTTTCATCTGTCTTATCCTTAATGAAGTGTAGGAAATTGCTTCCAATAAATCCTGCACCACCAGTGACTAGTATCATTTATTTGCACGGTTTTTTGTTATTATACTAAAAAAGGAGAGTTTATGCAACTCTCCTCTAGGTCTTTCAGGCTCGCCACTTGCCCTTTGACCAGAGGCAAGAAACTGGGCGGGAGTTGCCTCCATCCGCACCAACGTCATTTGAGAGATGCCGTAAACTCATAAGGGGTCATATTGACTCCACCAGTACTTTTAAAGTCTCTCCGTGACTAAAGGGGGTACTATCCCGACCAGGGCGCTTTTTAAGTCATCCCGAGACTATCAATCCCAATTAAGAATGTCATCTTCTTTCACATAACAAGGAACTCGATCTGGATCTAACCATTTCGCATACTCAATATCTTCCATTGCAGTAGAACATTGTAGCACATTATCAAAAAGATAAATGTCATTCCAGCGTTTAGTGTACTCATTTTGTTTTTGTAAACGGTAATCAGGTTTACCGTTGATTTCAAGAATACCTGCCTCAACAAAGCGGTATCCTTCACGTTCCAAAAGAACCTTTGTCATGCAACCTCAACAGTTTCAAGATCTGCAAGAACATACTCCATCAAGATTTCATAATCGTCAAGAGGATCTCCAGAAAAGACTACACCTTCATTCTCATAATAACGACGAACTTTTTTGAAAAGTTTCGGATTCTTTACATCAAGGTAAAATTCGCCATTGGCAGCACCACGAAGGGTTTGAACGTCTTTCTTGAATTTTGAAATGAGAGTCATTGCTTTAATTGTTGACCTATGTATTATACAGGTTTGACAGGGTTTCTGTCAAGTGCTCCTTGTCGGGATCGAACCGACCTTAGCCGAATTATGAGTTCGGTGCTTTCGCCAGAGAGCTAAAGGAGCATTTTGGGCGAGGGTGTCTGACCACGATAATCTACGATTCAGCAGAGGGGACCCTTCGTTTAATACAACGTTCCTTGTTGCACCCAATAGGACCGCAGAGAATTGAACTCCGTTCACAC